ATGACATCAAGATGAGTGGTTGGTTTTAGCTTTTACCCTAAACATATTAAGGAATATCATGTTAATAAGACTCCGTAGCACAGGACAAGTTATTTCTGGAGACGCCTTCAAAGTTCTTCACCCGAATATATCTATCGCACTTCCACTTGATGTGCAGATGGCTGATTTTTTTGCTGCGGATAATGTAACCGAGACTCCGCGGCCTACTGATACATCTACACAAACTTCTGTTCTTAGCCCAACAGCTGCCCTTGTAAATGGTGTTTGGGTAACTATATGGACTATGGTAGATAAAGATGCTGCCACTCTTGCGGCGGAAGCTTTAGCTGCGAAAGATATAGTAGATACTACAGCTGTTAAAGCAGATTCTACCGTTCAGTATTTGGTAACGCATACGCCAGCAGAATGTGCTAATCTTGTACATACTACTGTGAATTCTGCTGCTATCGCAACCCTTGCTGATGCAAAGACTGCCATGGTTCGTCATGAAGAAATTACAGCAAGATTGGCTTCCGCACTGTCTGTAGCCTTACGAGATAAGTTCCGTTAATAATGTGGACAAAATAAAGCTTACTTCGGAATTGATTGAAGCATTCTCTGGAATATTTCTTTCACAGCGCTATGACGATGCACGCCCTACAGCGCAGTTCCATCGTGAAGCATGGAAGCTTTACTGTAGTGATGATAAGCAATGTATGGTTATTGCTCCCCGTGACCATGCAAAGAGTACTGTACTTACATTTGATTATATTTTAGCTGAGGCATTGTTTCGTAGTTCGGATTATATCATTCTTATTGGCTCGACGGAGGAAATGGCGCAGGAACAGATGACAAATATTTCGGACGAACTACATGAAAATGATAACCTTCGGAAGCACTTTGGTTTTTCCCATTTTATTACAGATTCAAAAACTGACATTGTTGCTGAAATGGAGGATGGTCACAGGTTTCGTATTCTTGCTCGCGGGGCTGAGCAACGGATTCGTGGTAGAATATGGAATGGTAAGCGTCCTAACCTGATTGTTTGTGATGACATGGAAGACGACGAGCAGGTTGAGAACAATGATCGTCGTCTGAAGTTTCGTAAGTGGTTTTTCCGTGCGGCTAAACAGGCTTTGAGTAAGACGGGTAAGATCAGAGTACACGGTACGATTTTGCACGAAGATTCACTCTTAGCCCGCCTTCGTAAGAACAGTGTCTGGAAACATTTGTTCTACAAAGGTCACGCAGGGTTTGATGATTTTAGTGAAATTCTGTGGCCAGAGCGTTGGACTGAAGCTGAGCTAATAATGAAGCGGCAGGAGTTCATTGATGACAATGATTCTTCCGGTTATTCGCAAGAGGTTTTGAATGACCCCTTCGATAATAGTGAACCTTATATTCGTCGAACAGATTTTCTCCCGATGACTGATGAAGACAGGGAACTACCGAAGACTATTGCAGTTGGGTGTGACTTTGCTGTATCCAAGGGTGACCGCGCTAATCGTACTTCCTTCACTGTTGGGGGGAAATGCGTCAGGAATTACTTGCATTTTATTGACCAGTATGTAGGTCGGTGGGACACGTTGGAATGGATGGAAGTTCTATTCGATATTCAGACACGTCATAACCCTTACGCATTCTTTGTTGAAGATGGTGTCATCTGGAAGTCGATTGCACCTACGTTGTTTAAGGAAATGGCCGCAAGGGATATTTTCATGAACTGTGTCCCTATTATGCCGGTTAAGGATAAGGCAGTTCGTGGTCGTCCTTTCCAAAAGAAAATGCGCGCAGGTGCATGTCGTTATGATAAGCAGGCTCCATGGTATCCAGGTATGGAGACGGAGATACTGCGCTTCACTGGTAACGGTGCAGCTATCGCTGACGACCAGTTTGATTCAGCGGCCCTCCTCGCAAAAGGTTTTGATACAGTTGCTGATGTTGATGAAGAAGATTTTTTGGATGAGGACGAAGCTGAAATTATTTTTCACAATCGTCAGCGGAATAATACTTCAGGACGTAACTCTACTACGGGATATTGAAAATGCTGAATCTAGACACAAAGCTTAAACTTGATCAGGCGATGATTGATGCCCCAAATCTTGCGACTCTCTTTACAAAGGAAGAGCAGGATAGGATAGGTAGTTATATCTGGGACGGGTACAATCAAGATAAGTATTCTCGAAACAAGTGGGAAAAAAGAACAGAGGCTGCACTTAACCTTGCTTTACAAGTTGTGGAAGGAAAGAATTTTCCTTGGGCTGGGTGTGCAAATATCGCTTTTCCATTAGTGACTATTGCCGCTTTGCAATTCCATTCCCGTGCCTATCCTGCTATCATATCAAGCACCTCATTGGTGCAGTATCGTGTCTATGGGGAAGATGTTAATGGGGAAGAAACTGCCAGGGCTGAACGTATTGGTAAGCATATGAGTTGGCAGTTGCTGGAGGAAAGCGACTCATGGGAGGAGCAACATGATCGATTGCTTGTGAGTGTTCCAATCGTCGGCTGTGCTTTTAAGAAGACTTACTATAATCAAAAGAATCAAAGTGAGTTGGTACTTGCTCATGATTTGGTTATGGATTACTATGCTAAGTCAGTTGAGAACTGTACAAGAAAAACGCATATCATCCCTTTTTACAGGAACGAAATTTACACAAATGTGAAGCTTGGAATCTTCACGGATATTCTCAATGATACTTGGTACACACAACATGCCATTCCCCTCGCTACAGTACACAGCAAAAAAGAAGATAAGCGTACTGGCGAGGCTGCACCACCTAGTTCTGAGCATACTCCTTTTACTATGTTGGAGCAGCATTGCTGGCTTGATCTTGATGGCGATGGTTATTCAGAGCCTTATATTGCTACTATCGAAGCTTCATCGAAAAAGTTAGTTCGACTGACTTCTCGTATAGCCTCACTGCGTAGTATCGAGAAAACACGCAATGGGGAAGTTATCTCGATAACTGCTATTGAGTTCTTTACAAAGTATGGCTTTATCCCCTCCGCCGACGGTTCAGTCTATGACATCGGTTTCGGGGTTCTGCTAGGCCCGTTGAACGAAACAACGAATTCGCTGATTAACCAGCTTCTTGATGCAGGTACAATGGCAACAACAGCCGGGGGCTTTTTAGGTAAGGGGGCTAAGTTCCGTGGCGGAGCTATGACATTCTCCCCTCTGGAATGGAAACGTGTTGATGCACAAGGTGACGATCTTCGTAAGAACATTGTCCCATTGCCTGTACGGGAACCGAGCAATGTACTGTTCCAGTTACTCTCCCTCATCATCAACTATACAGGGCGTGTTGCTGGTACTACTGATACAACAGTTGGAGAAAATCCAGGGCAAAACACGCCTGCTTCTTCCATGCAAACTATGGTTGAGCAGGGTTCAAAAGTTTACAGTGCAATATTTAAGCGTCTCTGGCGTTCCCAGAAAGAAGAATACAAGAAGTGGTTTTTGCTCAATGGTGTACACTTAGCCGCTGAGCAGGTTTACGGTGGAAAAGGAGATAGTATCCGAAGGGAAGATTACTTGGTTGACCCAAGTGGAGTCGCCCCTGTAGCTGACCCTCATGTAACATCTGATATAATGCGTATACAGCAGGCAATTACTGTCGCTGACCGTGCTCGACAAATTCCTGGGTACAACCCTGAGGTAACGGAACGGCAACTGCTTCATGCACTCAAGGTTCCAAACGTAGCTAATGTATATCCTGGGCCGTCAAAGGTTCCTCAAGGAAAAGACCCCAAGATGGCGATTGAAGAACTTCGAGCTCATATTGAAATGTCGAAGTTGGAACAGCAGAAAATGGAATTTATTGCGTCACTGCATGATCAAATGCAGTTGACACAAGCCAAGATCTTGGAGTTGACTGCAAAAGCAACTTTGGAGATGGAGCAAGCGGGTGGTGTTAAGACAGGTCATGAGATTGCGCAGTTCGATGCTGCGATTGGTGCGATGCGTACTCACTATGATATTCTTCACAAACACGTAGAGTTAATGTTACAAGGAAGAGAGAATGGACAAGACATTGGAAATAATGGAGGAAGACTTCCGCCAGTGGCAGGAACACCCAGTGACCAAGGTGGTGCGTCTGATGCTGCAGCAGAGAGTAGCATTCCTTAAAGAGCAGTGGGCATCTGGTCATTTCACCGATCAGAGCCAGTTTGGTACAGCTATCCAAAACGCGAAAGCGATTGGTAACTGCGAAATGTGTGATGAAATACTCACACTTGATTTTCAACAATTAGAAGGAGTTATGAGTGATGAGTGAGATAACAAATGAGTCAGGGTTAAAGCCGTTAGGTCGTGCAGTGCTGGTTAAGCATTATGAACCTGAACGTAAAGGAAGTATGATTGTTATGCCCGATTCTGTATCGGACAAGGTTTTGATGGTGGAGCAACGTGCTGTAGTTATTGAAGTTGGGCCAGCTTGTTGGCCGGATGAGCCACCACGAGCAAAACCTGGGGATAAGATTCTAATCTCCAAGATGTCTGGGTACATGGCTGTTGGTACGAAAGATGGGCAGCGGTATCGTATCATCAACGACAGGGATATTTTTGCTGCCATAGTTGAGGAGAAAGAAAATGACTGACCAGTCAGTAGCAACAGCAGAGGTTCAACAAGAGGCATCTACAATGGGATGGGTTGATAAACCTTTGTTTAAAGGCGACCCTACAAAATGGGTCGATGCCAATGAGTTTGTGGAGAAGGGGCGCGTCATGCTTCCTTTAATTCGCAAAAATATGCACGGGATGGAGGAGAAGCTTCGTGTAAAGGACACTCAGATTAATGAGTTGACTGAATCGTTAAAGGCATCCCAAGAGGCTATTGCAGCTCTTCAGGAGTTTCACGATGAGGATACTAAGCGTCAGGTGAAAAAGGCTAAGGATGGTTTGTTGGTTGAGCTTGCTCACGCAAAACGTACAGGGGACGTTGAAGGCGAAGTTCGTTTGACGAATGAACTGGTTGAGCTGAATTCTGCAATCAAGGAAGCAAAGGAGCCGCCGCCTGTATCAAAAACCGTTGAAAAGGCTGCAGAAGAACTCGACCCTGCATTCTTGCAATTTGCCTCCGAAAACAAAGATTGGTTTGGGCCGGACAAACGAAAGACTGCGAAGGCTATGGGAATTGCGCAGTTGCTTCGGGCTGATCCTGAAAATGACCACTTACTCGGTAAAGCATTTTTTGACCGCGTTCTTGAGGAAATGGAGCCTGCATCTACTCGCCCTGTAAGTAAAGTTGCGACGGGTCGCCCAACTGGAAATTCTGGTGGCGGGTCTTCGGCAAAGACGTTTGCTGATCTTCCTCAAGAAGCAAAGGATGCTTGTGCAAGGCAGTCAAAGAAACTCGTTGGCAAGGGCCGTGCCTATGCTAATATGGCCTCTTGGCAAGCAAAGTACGCAGAAATTTATTTCAAGGAGTATTAAAATGAGCAACAAATTAAACCCAGCTAATGAAGTTGAAACATCTATGACTACACGGACACGTGTGCCGATGTCTCTGCCGATGTTGAAGTTAGAAGTACCTGAAATTCCTAGATATCACCTTCACTGGATGCGTGGTGATGCACAGCGAATTGCACAAGCACAACGCGCTGGCTACGAGTTTGTAGACAACGACGAAATTGATGTAAACAACTCCGGACTTGCTGATGATGCTAGCGCGTCTGGGAATCAAGACATGGGTACAAGAGTCAGTTTGGTATCAGGTGGGGCCTCGACGCATGATGGTCAGCCCGGTCGTCTGTACCTGATGAAGATCAAAGAAGAGTTTTGGCAGGAAGATCAGAAAGTCATCGAAGACAGGAATGAAGAATTAGCGCAAGTAATGCGCGGGGGCGACGTCCCTGGCGTACAAGGAGATGGATTAAGCTATGTGCCCAAGGCACACAAGCAATCTGTCGCAACGATGTTCACACGAAAAAACAAATAAGGAGCTTTAAATGGCTAACGCTAATAAACCTCGGGGACTTGTTCCCGTAGGGCACCTTCTTGGTTTGGACTGGTCTGGCAAAGCGCGTCTGTATTCTATCGACGCCAACTATGCCACAGCCCTCGCCATTGGTGACCCAGTAATCACAGGCGGCGGTGCTGACGCAAATGGTGTTCCAAACATCATCCTTGCTGCAGCCACTGGCGCAATCCGTGGTGTAATCGTAGGGCTGGGTACGAAGGAAGGCCTCATGGCTAATCCGTCGAATCTGGATATCACATACAAACCAGCTTCACAGACAACAGTCTGGTCTGCAATGGTTATCGATGACCCTTATGTTATCTTCGAAACCCAGGAAGTTGCAACAGGAACTCCATTGACAGCAGCTGCTATTGGCCTGAACACCAACTTAGTACTTGGCGCGAATAACGGCTATGTGTCAGGATGGACACTGGACAACGCAACAGAAGATGTGACAGCTACTCTTCAGTGTCGTATCCTTGGCTTGGCTCGTCGGTCAGACAATGCGTTTGGGCTGTATGCCAAATACCTGGTGACCATCAACAATCACGAACTCAAAGCCGGCACTGTCGGCCTTTAACGGGAGAACAACATGAGTGTAATCAACACAAGTTCGCACCCCAAGCTATTGTGGCCTGGGGTGCATGAAATATGGGGTCAAGTTTATGATGAACACGCCAAGGAGTATGCCGACCTGTTCGACGAACTGGACTCTGACAAAGCTTACGAGCAAGACGTGCAAATTACTGGATTCGGTCTGGCGCCTATCAAAGCGCAAGGCGCCGGTGTTCAGTATGACTACGAAATGCAGGGAATCCTCAGTACCTACACACACATTGCCTATGCTACTGGGTACATTGTGTCGTTCGAGGAAATGCGTGATAACCTGTACGAAGAAGTCTCAATGCGTCGTGCCAAAGCAAATGCCTTCGCGATCAATCAGACTATCGAAAATATCGCGGCTTTCATCTACAACAACGCGTTCAGCACCAGCTTCTACACAACTGGCGATGCAGCGGCTTTGATCTCAACTGCCCACGTCAACGCCTCTGGTGGTACTTACAGCAATGCGTTGAGTCCAGCAGCGGACTTGGCCGAACTGTCCTTGGAAGATTTGTGCATACAGACCATGGG